CTTGGAACAAATTAAGTCCTAAAGCAGAAGAATGTAAAAGCTTATTACCCGTAGCAATAAGACGTTCATTCTGATGTAAAGTCAACATACAATGAGCTACAACATGATTAACATCCATACTAATAATTGTACGGACCTCACCAGCTTCAATCTTCTCAGCAAGACGCACTTCCTCCTTAATCGACACACTACATAAAGAGCGTATATATTCAGGAGTACTTAAAACATCATAATACCTACAAAAGAAATCAGCATCAGGCGAAGCCCAATAATCAATTTTATATTGATGCTTCAAAGTCCAAGGATAACCCGGAGACTTCAAAGGCTTTAACCAATCAATAACTTCATCGTACGAAAACACATCAGAATCAGATAAATGTGGACCAAACTCTAACTCTAACCAGTCCCCAGCAATAGAATAATACTCCTTTACTCGATCACTGAAAGGATCCTCATCACGATCATATCTACTAATACTTTTAACAGAGTGCTCCAACTTACGGGGCACAACACCATAATTACCATAACTAGAAACAGATTCCCCACGTTGCTCGATAAATTTCACAACCTCCTCATCAGTAAAGTCTGGAGACTTCGGATTAAAAATTCGGAACACCTTACCAAGGTATCTCAAATTCTCACCAATATCAACACCTTCACAATAAGAAATTCGTTTATAACCGAGAGGGTAGGGAGCAAGAATATTTTGAAGAATATCTTGCTCCCTTACTGTTTTAAATTAGGAGCATCAACAGATTCAGTTTTTTTTTCTTCCTCTTCAGGAATACTCTCCAACTTAGCAAATTGAATTTGCTTTTCGAAAGAGGACAACCATTCACTCTCTAAGGTAATATCATAATCCTTAGTTGTTTGACAAAATGAACGGAACTCCTCATTCCAAACTAAAGTAGCTGGAAAGAACTTAGGTAAAGTAGAACCTTTTGGATAACCAATAGCATGAAAACCAACAATAGCACCATCTACATTCGAAATATAGACACCACCACAAGTACCGTTCTCAGTAGAGCCCTTAAACTCATATGACAAAATTTGTTGTTTATCACCAAGTAAGACTCTCTTACCAACGACACCTGTAGATTGTTGCACACCCTTTGATCCATACCAAAAGACAGTAACTAACTCATAAGGTTGTGGCTCACGATAATTCAAAGAACCATCTAATTTCTTAACTGCAACACCAGTGGGAATTTTG